ATTTCAGTTGATGCAGAAGTTGTACCAGCACTTATATTAGCTGCATCGCACGCAGTAGTAATATTAATGATTATTTCTGTAATTTGACTATTAGCTGGAATTACAATTCCAGTGTCTGCTGCTGTAGTAGATTGAGTCCACCCTGCAGTTTGAGCCATTTTTACAAAACCAACATTTTTGACGTCATCGCCAACTGTTGTTCCTGTTGTATTTGAGATCGTTCCCGCTTTTATTGGTCCCGAAAAAGTAGTTGTTGCCATATTAATATCCTCCTAGATATCTGAATACTGTCCCTAGGGTTGTCGACTATACGCGTCAGCACTCATCATTTATTAAATGTATAGTATGGTATTTATACAACACTTTTTAGTAGAGTGCAAGAGAGCCTGTAGTGTGAATGTAATTTATTCAACGATGTAGCTTTTGTATTAAGTAGCTACAGAAACTTGTGGAGCAGCGCCTTCAACGCTATTCTGCCTGTGGGCAATTCTAGCTTCTTCAAGCTTGATGTCAGTAATGACTCTTCTAACTTTGTCATCAATTCTAACCATCTCAAGAGTGTATCTATCATTAGACAGATGCTCCTGTTGCCACTTCAACTCCAAGGACCTTTTTTGTTTGTATAGGTCTTGTATCATCAATAACCTCCTCATAAGTTATTCGATTTATCTCGTTATTATAGTTGTTTCCGAGATACTCCCATTTTATACTCTTTTCTCCTAGCTTGTCAAGTATTGCTTTTTCAACACTTTCAGCCGTATCTTCAGCATGCTCAATATTAAATATTGCATGATGATCGTAAGCCCAAATATTTATGCGAGTTTTTTTCATTTACACACCTTTATATGTAATAAAGGGGCCGAATTATGTCGGCCCCTAAAATATTAATTATTATGCGCCAGGATTTCCGTAGATTCCTCTTGGATCAGAGAAACCAAATACGTATCTTTCTCTAGCTTTGTATCTAACATTACCAGTATCGAAGTCGCCTTCCATAGTAGTTTTGATAGGTGATCTGCTAAAATGCTTAAGACCATTAGGTACATCTGTTTTAACAAACCATGCATCTGGGTCAGTTAAGTAATGGTTAACTACGTAACCACCAGAAACCATTCCCATGTTTTTGATTGCATTGATATCGTTATCAGCAGTACCTGTTCTGCCTTCAGTGTTTAACAAACGATCTGCTACGAATTGCAGTTGAGGTGGAACTATCATTTTAGTTCCTCTCGCTGCGATTTTTAAGCCTCTTTCATCTGTAAGAGCTGAAATATCAATCATCGCTTGCTCTAGAGAAGTTTCATTACAATCAGCAGCTACTGCTGGTTGATTTCTGAAAGTTCCTGCAAGAGTAGGGTGAGTTGTATTTCCTGCTCCGTCATTTCCGAAAAGAGCTACGCCGTCACCACCTGCAAATGTATTGTTGAAACCGTTATTTAAAACAGCTGCACCTTTTACATTTTTAGTAGAGGCCATAGATCTTGCTAAAGCTTTTGTATATCTAGACGCAAGTCTGTCATACAAGTTATCCTCAATCGCTTCTTCAGTGATTGCGAACGCTAAAGCGATCGTTTCGTTAGTGTATCTAGCAGTGAAAGTTTCTTGTGCATCGTCAAACTGAACGCCTTGGCCTTCAGGTTTAACTGCTGCATTTCCGAAACCAGATAACATCACTTCTTCTTCGAACGCTCTGTCTGAAGATTCAGTATCAAATATCTGTGTTGTTTCATCCGCATATTGTCTGTACTCAAGTCCGAATAGTGCATTCAAACCTGGTTCTAGTTCTTTAACTAGTTGTGCTCTTGATATTGCCATGTTTTTATTCTCCTATTCTATGACTATGCTAAGTAAGCGTTTGCTTGTGGGTTGTAAGAGATAATAATATCTGCACCAGCTGCTGTTAAATCATTTTGATTTGTAACATTCGCTGATCTTACAAGTTTCCACATGTAGTTAGCTACACCAGTTGTAGCAACGCCGCTGATATCTAGTGTACAATCTGATTGACCATCTACACCTGCTCCAGCATCATTTAAGTTGAAACCTGTGTTAGTCAATGTATTGAAACTACCTATCACTACTGCTGCGTCTGCTCTAGCTGTATACTCTTGGTGTGGATTAGTATTTACAAAAGCAGTAATGTTATTACTACCTGTGTTGTAATCTACACTTGAAGTTTGAGCTGCTGCTAAACCGTTAGTCCAAGTTGGTTTTCCATTTGCATCAACAAAAGTTGCGCCATTGAAAACACCTAAACTTCCGTTAGTGTTAGCTGTGTTATGTGCCCATGTATTACCACCAACAATACCATCTGTCATTAGGGCAGCTGTTTGATCTTGAATGTGTCCAAGAACACCAGCTCCACCTGCTGCAGTTTGCATTGCTACGGGAGCACCTTTGAAAATAGCTTTAGTAGCCCCTGGGCTACCGCCGCCTTGAACTGTGAACTCAGATTGACCACCTGTAGCTGGAGTATTTCCAACTGTCATAGTCTGTCTGCATCCATAGCCCGCTGTTGCGTTATTTGCCATATCTTATTTTCCTTTATATGAACCTGCCGTCGTTAAACGGCCTCCAGTTCGGTTTAATTTATTTTGTTGGACCTAGAAATTACTAAAAGATTATTTCTTTGAACCACCAAAAGTTACACGAGTCTGCCTCTCTTGATTGATTGGCATACTTGGGTGCTGTTCCTTTAGAAGATCAGAATTTACAGCTTCGTCTCGTTCTTTCGTTTGGTTGCGATAGTACGATTCACGCTGTTGTGCGATTTCTTCGGGTATCCTTGCCAGCACAAGGCCACCAACACCAATTACACCTTGGTATTTGCCTGATTTGTGATCCATAGTTGGGTATTCAAAGTCGGGATATTCGTCAGCTCTCACTAACTCCCATCCTTCTCTTAATCTTGCTGATACATTTTTTGTATCATCATTACCAAGAATTTCTACTCTGATCCATCTATGTCTGTACCCTTTGGGTGCAGGCGGTGCATCTAGTGAGTTGGGTGGAGTCCAAGTTGTAGGTTTTTTTACCTTGTCTCTTGTTTGACTCGCACGAGAAGCTTTTATTTTTTCATTTTCCATATGCTTATACTCCTTCCGTGATATTATTTACTTGTTTCGCATACTCTTCGAGTGGCACGCCTATTCTTTTAGCAATTGCTACCTGTGATGGCGAGAGTTTCACAGTTTTTTTGCGTCCTGATTTAGCCGAACGATTAGCTGAAGCTACAGTTTGAGCAGGTTTTGCTCTTTCTGTAGAAGTGTTTTCTACCTTATCAAATTTATGCGGAAATTCAACCCTTATTCTTGAGTCAACTTCTTCATAATATTCGTCAGTTTTAGGATCATAACCCTCTTCTTCTACAAGCTTTTTATGTATATCAAAAGCTGTATAAGTCATAGCAGTATCATTACCAAACCAAGGATTTCTTGTAGACCACTCCTCTGCTTTAGGGTCGGACTGTTGAGTTGGTTGTTGTTGTTGAGGATTAACTCTAACTTGTTTTTCTTTAGGTGCTTCTATTTCTTCTGTTTTCATAGAAGCAATTCGAGCATTCTCTACCGATAATGTAGCTAGTTGTTGTTGAGCTGCAATTTGTGCTTCAACATCTTGTGATTCAATTGCATTTTTAAGAGCTAATTTAGCTGCTGCTAAACTAGTCGTAACTCTGTTTTCAAATTCACTTACATAAGATTTATCTAATTTAGATAATCTTTTTTCTGCTGCATTTTTTTGTTGATTAACTGTTTGAGCATATTGAACAGCTTCTTCTCTCTGTCTTTCTGCTTCTCTCATTTTACGAGTTAATTTAGCAATACGTTTTTGAACGCCTTCACTATATTCTTTTAACTCATCTTTTTCTTCAGGTTTTTTTTCTTCAAGTTTAACTTCTCTTTCGTTTTCGTAAGTTTTATCTTGAGGTACCTGTTCAACTTCGATCTCTTCTTTTACTTCCTCTTGTTTGACCGCTTCTCCTTTATCATCTAAATTAATTTCAGCTCCTTCTGTTTCACCTACATCAATTAGATCTTGTTTTTTTATATCTTCTGGCATAGTTCCTTCCTATGTTAAATTAAATGAAGTATTGATTCAGGATCTTTAACAGTTCCTAAAACTTCATCATCGTTTAGTATTCGCACTTCTCCACCTTCTATTGGTAGTCGTGATCCTGCATATCTTGCAAAAATCACCCAATCTCCTTTTTTACACCAAGGCTTACCAAATTTATCTTTATCCTTGTATGCTAAATCTCCCATCTTTAAAACATAACCACAAGTAGTTGCGATTCTTGCTTTGTCTAAAGATTCTTGAGAAAATAATATTCCACCTTTTGTTTTATTTTTTGGTGTAAAAGGTAGAACTAAAATTCTATAACCAGATGGTTCTGGTAATTCATCAACCGTTTCAGTTCCTATATTTTCAGGACTTAATGCTTCAGGTTCTGGAGGTAATTCTTTTTTTTCTTGTTCGTATTTGTCTTGAAGACCAAGTTTAATTTTTGGTACTTCCGTTTCCGATGTCGATAACGTTTCCTTGCTCATCTTGTTGCTCCTTAGGTTTTAGCAGGTTAGAGATATCCTGTAATGTTAATTGTATGGCATGTGCCTGTCCTACTAGATACTTATATTTTTCCATATTGTCAACCCCTCCAGCTAGGATTGCATCCCCTATTTGTTGTAATCTTTCTCTTAATGATTTTTGTGTTTTGCTTATTACGTTTATTTCATCCATTACTCTTCTCCTTGTTGTTCTCGAAAATCTTCTAACACTTCAAGTTTTTCTTGAGCGGCAGCAATTTTTTCGAATTGTTTATCTACTTCATCAATGTGTTGTGGGTGTTCCCCAATACCTACTGAATTTTCTAAATATATTTTAATAGTTGCATCGGCTTCTGATATTTGTGCTTCATATCTAGCTTCTAATGCATCTAATATTGCTTTTTTCATTAGCACTTCCACCTACGTCTAGCTTGTCTTATTCTAGAGTTAGGATCGTTTCTTGTTTTAGCTGATGAGTTTCTTAATTGGCCTGCTGATCTTGCACAATACGACTTACGTCTTTTAGATGCTTTAGATCCAGCTTTTACTTTACCTGTTACTGCTGTTTTTAATTTACTACCAGGGTTTGCTGCTCTGTATGCTTTAACACCTTTTGATGTCATACCTGCACCAGATTTAGTAGATCTATAATTAGCACCAGGTCCTTTTGTAGTCTTTCTAATTGTACCACCAGATTTAAAACCTGGAGCATCAATCATCTTACCATAATATTTTTTAGAACTTGAATTACTTAAACTAACGGGACCAGAAGAACCTTGAGCTTCTTTTTTTATATAGCTTCCAGTATATTTAGCATCTGGCATTCTCATAATTATGCAATGTGAGTTTTACCACAAAGTAAACAAACTTTAGTGGGTTTAGGAATTTTTACAAATTCTGTTGGACATTCACATCTTTTTCCAAAAATTCTATCTATAATTCTTTTAAATAATTTTTTCATTATTTTTTTCTTAATTTACCTAACGTTATAGCAAGTCTAGCTCGTTGACCCATCTTACCTTTTTTCTTAGCAGCAGCTGCTAATTTTTTTGCAGGAATCTTTTCGCCTTTTTTAACGCCTAAAGATTTTCTCAACGCCCCTGGTTTCTTAATAGCTTTTTGTATAAATTTTTTATCAGCCATTATGAGTTTTTTCCGTAAGCTCTGCCTTTTCCTTTTTTAGCCATTTTACAACCTCTGACTTTGCCACCTTTTTTGTAGCCTTTGTCAAGTTCACCAATGACTCTTTTCTTTTCAGCTTTTCTATTTTTATTCATCTTTTCAGAATCAATTCTTCCGACTTCTTCTAAAAGATTCATTCTTCCTGTGTTCATAAATTACCTATTTATCTTTCCAGATTTTTTAGCTGCAGAACCAAATTTTCCATAAGACTCATCTCTTGAATCTTTAAGTTGTTTAGCAGTTCTTTTTTTTCTTACTCTCATAGCAATAGATTCATCTTTTCTATCTTTGTATCCCTGTTTTTTCTTTTTAACAGATCCACCTTTTTTCATACCAGAACTTCCATATGGAAATCTTACTGGTGATCTTACTCCGTTTTGTCTCATTTTTTTGCTCCGTGTTGTTTAAATATTTGTGTACCCTTTATACCATATATGCTCGCAACGACAAGGATCCACAAATTTGTAAACCAACTCGGGAGTGCCGCGAAATGTTCAAAGAACACGTTCACTTTCTCCATAGCTGATGGATCGTCACTTACAACTGCCCAGGCCAAAATCGCGATTGGCGCCGAGAGAATTAATAAAACCGCCTCGTCCTTCCAGTCCGATTGACGTGCTTCTAAAAGTTTTCCTTGGTAAGCTTCCTTACCTTCGGCCATACGCGATGCATGCATAAGCTGTGCATCTGACATAGCTATTTTCGTCTTCTGCTTGTTAGCATAAATTTTACTTCCAGCAGAAACGGCTAATTTAATTGCCGATAACCACATGTTAGTACCAAGTAGCTTTTACAGGTTTTTTATCAGCTCTTAAAGCTTTAGTTCCTTTTACAGTAACTACTTCTGCTTTAGTGCCGCTTGTCATAGGAATAGTAACTCCGCCTGTTGCATAACCATCAGCTCCAGCTCCTAGTTCTTTTACAACTTTAGGGTCTTTATTCATAAAACCTGAACCTTTAGTCCAATCTTTGCTCATAATGTTTCTCCTTGTTAATAGTATAGTTAATTTTTCTTAAAATTTCTACCGAAATCGTGAATCTTACTTTGATCTGACATAGTTTGTTTTGCCAAAGAGACTCCTGCACGTAATCCAGCTAATTCTTCGTTTTGTTCTAGCTTTTCATCGTGTTGTTGGTCGTTCATCATAGCTCTCATAGTGTCTAAATCAAGTCTAGCTTCATTATTTGAATTTCTGTCTTGATCAGCTCTAGCTTTTAAGTCTAATTCTCTAGATTTTAGTTTAAGTAGTGGGTCACCACCTACTTCACTGCTAATTTTGTCTTCTTCTTTAGCATAATCCATAGTCATTTCTGCAATTAACACTGCTTTTCTAGCTTCGATCGCATCTGTAA